TGGCCCCGGCGACTATGAAAAAACCAATCCCGTAATGGAATATTTTGGTTTTGAAGATGGCGGCAGCCCTGCGGTGGAGTTGCAAAATGACGGGTCCCTTCCCGGTGTAGATGAGTTACGTTACATGACCCCTGCCGAAGTAGAAGAGGGCTCGTATAGTTTTCTTCAGAACATGGAAGAGCAGATGCTGGGTCATTTGGCCGCCGCCCAGAGCGTCCATGACGAAGACCTCCCTGTGCGCCAGTCCCTAGATATGAAGCGCTACCACTATGAAGAGGCGGAAAAGCTGCGTAATCAGATCGAGCAGTTTAAGGAACGCCGCGCTAGCGCTATTCAAAACTACCCGGAAAGCGAAACTAAACTGTACATGAAAGAGGGGGAGGCTCCTTATGTAAAAGGGTTCCCGGATGATTTGGTTCAGGGCTTTGACGACGGCGGCGCGGCTTCCCTTGGCGCGGGCCGTGTATACCGAGAAGGGGACTACATTACGGAGCCCGGCTACCTTGGTCCGGAGTATGCGTTTGAGGTAGAAGACCCGCGGCGCTTTGATGTTTATGAAGATAGCGGACAGTTTGCGCCGCCTCTAATGGACAAAGCCCTTGAGCCGTATGACGCGGAAGGTCGTGCGCGGCCCACGTATCCTAGCTTTCAGGAATACATCGAGGTAGACGAGTCCGGTAAGTATCCGGCTTTTGGTATAATGGCTAGCCTTGGTAAGGATGCGGATAGGACGAGTCCGTTACAGGCCGATCCGGAGTACCTCGGCATAGAGGGTTTTGACATTTACCGGGACCTAGCGCCGGAACAGTTTAAACGTCGCCCCCTAAATAAACAGAATTTTGATAAGAAACGTGGCTTCCAACACGGGCAGATGGTTCGATTGGAGGCTATGGATAATAAATTGATGAAAATGGCGGGGGTCTCTCCGCAGAGCTTGGGGCCTGCGGCTATGAACCAAATGTCGGATATTTTGGGGCGTAAAATTGGCTGATGAAAAAGTATACACGGGGATTCCGCCGTCAGAACGTCAATATTCGGGTGTCCCTGTCCTTGGCGGATTAGAGGCGGCGTATAGTTATCTGGCCCCAGTAGAGTACCCGGTTATTGAAGAACCGCGGACCGTGTACACCGAAGATATGGGTCGGCGCTATACTTCGACAACACCGGGCGTGTATGGCGAACCGCGGCCCGCGGTCCCCGCAGCTATTCAAGGCGGAATAGATTTTTTTAAACAGCTTGTAGATCAGCCGGGAGAAACCGCGTCAGCGGTAGCCGAGGGTATTGCGTCTATACCAAAAGAGCAAATGCTTGGGGCGCAAGCCTTAATGGAGGGTGCGGACTACGCGTATGACCCAGAGACTAAGGAAGAGTACCGGTTTGATCCGTTTCTAACTGCCGCGCCGGTAGCTGGTGGAACGGCGATAAGCATTGCGCGTACTGCGGGCGATACCGGAGAAGTGCTCGGTATTATGGCCGGTAGAAGATCTTTAAGTGGTGCGGACAAAGAGCAGGTTGCAAAATCTTTGCGGGCTATGGGTAAGTCTCCGGACGAAGTTTTTAGAGCAACGCAAGCTTTCTTTGACAGTGATGTTTTGGGTAGTGACACTGCCGCTTTTCGGTTTGAAATACCAACAGCTAACTCTAAGTTTAAAGAAGACGGTCCGGTTAAGATGTTGGATGTGGACTATGGCAGGGGCTATGCTTTTGGTCTTGGCGACGAATACAGGAAAGTAACCTTTGACGAAGAAGGTGATCTTTTAGAATTAAACAAAGGCAAAATACCTACTGTAGGCGAAATATTTGATTTCCCTGAGTTGTATGAGCAGTACCCTGAAATTAAAGACTCTTTAGTCGTAAAACTTGCAACACCAGAAGGGGAGCCGGTTTGGAAGGCCCCCCGGGCTGTATTTATGAGTGGCGCGTCAAGCCCGTACAGAAAGCCGACCATTGGCCTGAGAGACTCTCAGTCTCAGTCGGAGCTTCAGTCGAGCTTGTTACATGAGCTTCAGCATTGGGTTCAGACAAAAGAAAGCTTCCCGGAGGGGGCTTCCGGGTCTCGTATTATGGACCTAATAGAAGAAAAAATGGGTGCTAAGATGGACCCTGATTTTTTAAAAAGCGCGGCATATGCCGCCTATGAAAGTGTGTACGGGGAGGCTGAAGCCCGTAACGTGCAACGCCGTTTTTCGGATTTTAGGAAAGCCGAATTAAATCCTGTTGAAACTAGACGGGCTGAAGCCCCTGATAATGACATAAGTATGTCGGAAGACGCTGCCGCGGAAAGAGCAGCGGACATGATAAGGGAAAGCCTAGAATACGGTGATTATTCGTATGAAGACGTTTTTCCAGATGCTTTCAAGGCAAAAGGCGGCGTAATAACTTTGGCCGACACCGCGCGGAACATGACCCGCGGCCCACGGGGCGTAGCCGCTCTTGCACCAATAGCTAGGAATATGTATCGGCCTATGGTAAGTTAGGGGCCTTAAAGGAGAACACAGATGGCGCGTAAACCAATTGGCGGTTTGATGGACAACAACGTCCCTTCACAGTTAGACCCAGAGGATTTAGCTGCGGAGGTCGAGTTAGAGATTCCGGGCAGCATGGACAACGTCGTGGCTTTTGAAGGCATGGCGGAGGGCATGGATATTGAGATGACCACGGAAGAGGACGGCGGCGTTACGATTGATTTTGATCCGTCTGACCAGCGCGGTGAAAGCGATGACTTTTACGCCAACTTGGCGGAAGAGATGCCTGATCGCGAGCTATCTAGAATTGCTGGCGAGCTTTTACATGAGTTTGATGCAAACAAAGCAAGCCGACAGGAGTGGGAAGATGCTTATGCAAACGGTCTTGATCTTCTCGGGTTCAACTACGAGGAAAGGACGCAGCCGTTCAGAGGGGCTTCTGGGGTTACGCACCCGTTGCTTGCCGAGGCGGCTACGCAGTTTCAAGCGCAGGCGTTCAATGAGTTGTTGCCAGCGTCCGGGCCCGTGCGTACTTCTATCATGGGAAGCGAAACAAACGACAAACAGCGGCAGTCTCAGCGCGTAAAGCAGTTTATGAACTATTACATCACGGATGTGATGGAAGAATACACCCCGGAACTTGACCAAATGCTGTTTTATCTGCCTTTGGCGGGGTCTACATTCAAAAAAGTATACTATGACGAGACTTTGGGACGTGCGGTAGCTAAGTTTATACCGGCGGAAAACCTTGTTGTACCGTATGAGACCTCTGATTTGGAGACTTGCCCCAACATTACGCAAGTTTTGAGGATGTCTCTTAACGATTTGCGTAAAAAACAGGTTGCGGGCTTCTATTTGGACATACCGGTGATCCCGGCCCAAGAGGAATCCGACCAGATTACCAGTGAAATCGACCGTATTGACGGCACAAGCCGCTCACAGATCGACTACGACTGCACAATTTTAGAATGTCACGTAGATTTAGACCTAGAAGGCTACGAAGACCTCGATGAGGACGGCGAGCCGACGGGTATTAAGATACCATATGTTGTCACACTGAGTCAGGACAACGGCCAAGTGCTGTCTATTCGCCGTAATTACCGCGAAGATGACGAATTAAAGCGTAAAATTCAGTATTTCGTACACTATAAGTTCCTTCCGGGCTTTGGTTTTTACGGTTTAGGGCTTATTCATACGATTGGCGGTTTGTCACGGACCGCCACAGCGGCACTGAGGCAGTTGATCGACGCAGGTACGTTATCTAATCTCCCAGCGGGTTTCAAAGCCCGTGGATTGCGTATTCGGGACGACGATGATCCGCTTCAGCCCGGAGAGTTCCGCGATGTGGACGCTCCCGGAGGGGCTATTCGTGACAGCCTTATGCCGCTGCCATTTAAAGGCCCAGACCAGACACTGTTCCAGCTTTTGGGTTTTGTTGTGGATGCGGGACAGCGGTTTGCCACAATTACAGACATGAAGGTGGGAGACGGCAACCAGCAAGCGGCGGTTGGAACGACTATCGCGATGCTGGAGCAAGGCTCACGCGTGATGAGCGCGGTGCATAAGCGGTTGCACTACGCAATGCGGATAGAATTTAAACTTTTGGCCCGCGTGATGGGTGAAAGTTTACCAGAAGAATACCCATATACAATTGAAGGCGAAGATGCGTCCGTTAAAGCTTCTGACTTTGACGATCGGGTAGATATCATTCCGGTGTCCGACCCTAACGTGTTTAGTCAGGCGCAGCGTATTGCTTTGGCACAGACTAAGCTACAGCTAGCGGGTGCCGCTCCTGAGTTACACAACATGTACGAAGTGTATCGGGACATGTACGATGCCCTTGGTGTACGCGACACGGACCGTATTATGAAGCGGGCTGTGGAGGAAGAGCCAACACCTAAAGACCCGGCGCAGGAAAACATCGACGTGATGGACATGGTGCCTCTGAAGGTGTTTGAGGGTCAGGAGCATCAGTCTCACATTATGGCGCACTTGATTTTTGGCGCATCTCCGATGGTTGGCTCTATGCCAGCTTTGGCGATGGAGCTTCAAAAGCACGTCATGGAGCACGTTAAGGTAGCCGCAAGAGAGCAGGCGGCGGTACAGTTTATCCAGAGCCGTCAGGCCGCGGGCGGCGAAGCGGCCACTGAGGAAGAGATGCTTGCAATCGAGGGGCTTACCGCGCAGTTCGTGGCGCAGGGTATGCAGATGGTTCAGCAGATGTCAGCGCAAGTCTCCGGCCAAGGCCCTGATCCGTTGGTTCAGCTTAAAGAGCAGGAGCTACAGATCAAGGCACAGGCAGAGCAGAACGACATGCAGGTCGATCAGGCCAAGCTTAATATGGAAGCGGCAGGCCAGCGGATGCGGGCGGATCAGTTCCAGCAGCGCATGGCAAGTCAAGAGCGCCAGACGGACAAGCGTATTCAATCTGCTATGGAACGGGAGATGCTTAAACAACGGGGAGACTAGATACTCATTAGTTTAGCTTGGGGGCGAAATGATAGCAGAAACACTGGCTGGTATAGCACTGGTCAAATCCGCGGTTGATGGGATTAAATCAGCCATTAACACGGCCAAGGACGTTGGCGAAATAGCGGGTTACGTTGACCAGCTTTTTGAAGGTGAAAAGCAGGTCCAGCAGAAAAGAGCTAAGAGTGCGTACCCCGGAATTGGAGACCAGTTCGGGGTATCTAATATTGCGTCTGAAGTCATAGATGCAAAACTGGCTCAAGAAAAGATGCAGGAAATGCGTAACCTAATTGATTTACGTTTTGGCCCCGGAACGTGGCAAAGTATAGTAGATGAGCGGGCTCGTAGGATACAGGCGGCTAGAGAGGCGGCTTCGGCGGAGCGCCGTAAAAAGCTGGCCGAAGCAAAAGAGTTTGAAGAAACCATGAAGCAAGTCGTGCTTGTAACTTCGGTGATTGTTATCGCGATAGGGTTTTTCATATTTTTGTTTGCGGTGGTACTATGACGGTAGATAAATTTTTAGAATGGAAGATACTGCCTCGTTTTATGATGCTAGCAAGCACGGTGATGAGTTGGCGCTGTGCCGAGTGGTTTATGGCGTTAGACGCGCCGACGGGGGCGCAGAGTGCTTTTGTTTCAGTGGTTATGGGCGTTATGACGGGCGTTTTTGGTATATGGATGGGGCACGAGCACAAGCCCGTGGCTAAATAATGTATCAGGCGGTTGTTCTTGCGTGTCTTGTTTTTAATATGGAACAATGTTACCAGTTAGAAGACCAGTGGGGGCCCTATAGCACATATGAGCAGTGCGAGAAACGAGCGTATGAAATGTCTCGCGCAGTTCATAAACACATGCAGGGATACAAGCCAGTATCTTGGCAATGTCGGGCGTTACCAAAAGGAAAGTTAACAGCATGATTCAGGCACTTATTGGACCAGCTACCGAGCTAATCGGTAAATTCGTTGAAGACAAAGACCAGAAGAACAAGTTGGCGCATGAGATTGCCACTATGGCGGAGCGTCACGCACAGGAACTTGCCAAGGGGCAGTTGGCTATCAATGCTGAAGAAGCCAAGTCACGGAACTTGTTTGTGGCGGGCTGGAGGCCGAGTGTTGGCTGGTGCTGTAGTCTGGCCTTATTTGCTCACTTTTTAGTCTTTCCTACTATGGATGTAGTAACGGCCTACATGGGCGTTGAGCCAGTAGCCTACCCTCAGTTCGATATGGACAGCTTGATGACTGTCTTACTGGGTATGCTCGGGCTCGGAGGAATGCGTAGCTTTGAAAAAGCCAAAGGGTTAACAAAGTAATGGAAGCAAACTTTTTCAAAAGCCTTGAGATGGTGCTGCACCACGAAGGTGGTTTTGTGGATCATCCTAGCGACCCCGGAGGGGCAACCAACAAGGGCATAACACACAAGACATATGCCGATTTCCTTGGCCGTCCGCTGGAAGACGTAAACGAGCTAAAAAACATCCCGGAAGACCATATTCAGCTAATTTACAAAAAAGATTACTGGGACAAGGTTAAAGGCGACCAGCTTCCGTCGGGGCTGGATTTTTGTGTTTTTGACTGGGCCGTGAACAGCGGTCCGGGCCGCGCGGCAAAAGCGTTGCAGAAGGCGGTTATGGTATCGCAGGACGGGGTTATCGGCCCGATGACCTTAGAGGCGGTTAAAGAGTATGACCCCGCGGGATTAATCGAGTCTATTACGGGATATCGTGAGGAGTTCTACCGGAACTTGTCTACGTTTGAAACTTTTGGAAAAGGCTGGTTAAGACGCACAAAAGAAACTCGTGACTTTGCTTTAGACA